GAGCTGACGCCCTCGGCCGCCGCGAGCTGAGACACGGCTCGCGGCCCGCACATCGCCAGACCTGAGAGACAAACCATGACCAATACCACCGACGCGGCCTGCGCGGCCGCGAACACCCCCGGCTTGCCTGACGACACAAGGCGCCTGATCGAGATCGAGGACGCCATTGCGAAGATCCGCACGCAGATCGCGACCGCGGATCTCACGCGGCAGCGGACGGCGAAGCCGATCGACCCCGACTGGTTTCACCGAGCGCGCACGGCCCTGCGCCACCTCAATCGCGAGCGCGCCGAGATCGTCGCCCGTCAGGGCGGCCGCCGCCGGCGCGAGCGGCTCAAGGACGCGATCATCGCCGTCCTGCGCGAACGCCATGACAGCGCCGACTGGACCGCCGTGATGGCGGAGGCGCGGGCGCGGCTCGAGCGGGAGGAGGCGTGCTGATGGCCGAGCTTCCCGAACCCCCGACGCCGACCCTTTCCGCGATCTACGCCTCCTACGAGGCGCGGCAGGGCGACGGCTTCCGCGACCACCTCGGAGCCTCGCTCATCGGCAAGTCATGCACCCGCGCGCTCTGGTACGATTTCCGCTGGGCGACGCCCGCGCGGCACTCGGGGCGCATCCTGCGGCTGTTCGAAACCGGCCAGCTGGAAGAGGCCCGGCTGGTCCGCGACCTGCGCGCCACCGGCGCGACGGTGCTGGAGGTCGATCCCGAGACCGGGCGGCAGTTCCGCGTCGAGGCCCATGGCGGCCATTTCGGCGGCTCGCTCGACGGTGTCGCTCTCGGGCTCTTGGAGGCGCCGAAGACCTGGCACGTCGTCGAGTTCAAGACGCATTCGGCGAAGAGCTTCGCCGAGCTGATCGCCAAGGGCGTCGCGCGCGCCAAGCCCCAGCACGCCGCGCAGATGCAGGTCTACATGCACCTGACCGGCATCACGCGGGCGCTCTACGTCGCGGTCTGCAAGGACACCGACGCGCTGCACATCGAGCGTGTCCCGGCCGATCCCGAGATGGGCGAACGTCTGCTAGAGAAAGCGCGACGGATCATCTTCGCCCAGCACCCGCCCGAGCGGATCAGCGCGGATCCCGCCTGGTTCGAGTGCCGGTTCTGCGACCATCACGGGCTCTGCCATGGCGAGGACGCCGCGGCTGTCACCTGCCGGTCCTGCCTGCATTCGACGCCCATCGAAGGCGGCTGGCACTGCGCGCGCCATGACCGGCTGCTCGACCCGGCCGACCAGCGCCGCGCCTGCCCCCGGCACCTGTTCATTCCCGATCTCGTCCCCGGTGAGGTGACCGACGCGGGCGAGGACTTCGTCTCCTACCGCATGCGCGACGGCTCCCCCTGGACCAACGACGCCCGCGAGAAGGAGACCGCCGCATGCTGACCCTGCGCCCCTACCAGCAGGCCGCGATCGCCTCGATCTACGGCTATTTCGAGAAGGAGAGCGGCAACCCGCTCGTCGTCATCCCCACCGCCGGCGGCAAGAGCCTCGTCATGGCCGCCTTCATCGACGGCGTGCTCAAGGCCTGGCCCGACCAGCGCGTGCTGGTCGTTACCCATGTCCGAGAGCTGATCGCGCAGAACCATGCTGAGATGCTGGGGCTCTGGCCCGACGCGCCGGCGGGCATCTACTCGGCCGGACTTGGTCGCCGCGACGCGAGGGCCCGGATCCTCTTCGCCGGCATCCAGTCGATCCACGACAAGGCGACGCGCATCGGCCATGCCGATCTGGTGCTGATCGACGAGGCCCATCTGATCCCCGGCCGGTCGAACACCATGTATCGCCGCTTCCTCACCGACCTGCAGGCGATCAACCCCGCGCTCAAGGTGATCGGGCTGACGGCGACGCCCTTCCGGCTCGACAGCGGCATGCTGCACGAGGGCGAGAATGCGCTCTTCACCGACATCGCTTACGAAGTGTCGGTCCGCGACCTGATCGATCAGGGCTATCTCTCCCCGCTGATCTCGAAACAGACGAAGACCCGCCTCGACGTGACGGGCGTGGGATCGCGCGGCGGCGAGTTCATCGCGCGCGACCTCGAGGACGCGGTCGATCAGGACGCCATCACGCGCGCGGCCGTGGCCGAAGTGATCGCGCATGGCGAGACGCGCAAGTCCTGGCTCGCCTTCTGCTCCGGCGTGCGCCACGCCACCCATGTCGCCGAGGAGTTCCGCCGCCGCGGGGTCAGCTGCGCCACCATCTTCGGCAAGACGCCGAAAGACGAGCGCGACCGGATCATCGCCGCCTTCAAGCGCGGCGAGATCAGGGCGCTGGCCTCGATGGGCGTGCTGACGACGGGCTTCAACGCGCCGGCCGTGGATCTGATCGCCATGCTGCGGCCCACCAAGTCGGCCGGGCTCTATGTCCAGATGGCCGGTCGTGGCACACGGCTCGCCGAGGGCAAGGAGAACTGCCTCGTTCTCGATTTCGCGGGCAATGTCCGCCGGCACGGCCCCATCGACCTGGTGCGCCCGAAGCGGCCGGGCGGTCCGGGCGACGGGCCGCCACCCACCAAGATTTGCCCGAAATGCGGGACCATCGTAGCTGCGGCGGCTCTCGAATGCCCCGACTGCGGCTACGAGTTCCCCGGCCGCGAGGTGAAGCTCGAGCCGACCGCCTCGACGCTGGAGGTGCTGTCCACCGGAAAGGCGCAATGGGTCGGCGTCACCGACGTCACCTACAGCCGCCACGAGAAGCGCGGCGGGCGGGTCTCGCTGAAGGTCACCTATCGCTGCGGTCTCGCCTTCCACACGGAATGGGTCTGCTTCGAGCACGAGGGCTATCCGCGCCGCAAGGCCGCAAGCTGGTGGCGCGAGCGGGCGCCCGAGCTGGAGGTGCCCGCGACCGTCGACGAGGCGCTCATCCTGGCGGACCGGTTGCGCCGCCCCACCGAGATCGCCGTCCGCCCCGCGGGCCGATTCACCGAAATCACTGCCTACAGGTTCGCTCCATGCCTTACGTCCGTGCCGGCCTCTGCGCCGTCTGCCACCGGGAACCCGGTGGCTGGGGTTGGTTCGACGCGCGCTTTCGCCTCTCCGACCCGCGCCGCGACACGACCCGCCGGGATCTCTGCAGCCGGGTTTGCCAGGACATCTGCCACAGGGAGGCGGGCATGATCGATCCGACACCCAATGAGGTCGCGGCCATGGTAGAGGGCGGCAAGGCCGGCGGCGCCTATCTCGACAGCCTCGGCCGGACCGATCTCGCCCAACTCACCGAGGAGGAATGGGACACCTTCGTCGAGGTGATCGTCACCGGCTACTGCGACCACCTGCGCGATCTGGCGGCGAAGGACCGCGCCCGGCTCGACGGCATGATCCCGGAGGTGCCCTTCTGATGGCGGACACATCCTGGATGGCGCGCGTCGGCGCGCGCCTCGTGACCAATGGCTATGCGATCCTGCCGATCGCGCCCGGCACGAAGAAACCCGGCCAGTTCGCGCGCGCGGCCTGGCACGATTACCCGAAGTGGAACCGGCATGCGAGTCGCGCCACGACCGAGATCGAGGTCGCAACCTGGTCGACCTGGCCCGGCTGCGGCGTCGGAATCGTCGGCGGTGCGGTCGCCGCGCTCGACATCGACATTGCCGATGATGGCGAACTGGCGCTGCGCATCGAGCGGCTGGCGCGCGAGCGGCTTGGCGACACGCCCGCGCTCAGGATTGGCAAGCCGCCGAAACGGCTGCTGGTCTATCGCACGCGAGAGCCTTTTGCCGGTATTCGGCGCGCGCCGCTTGAAGTGCTCTGCCTCGGGCAGCAGTTCGTGGCCTATGCCGAGCATCCCGACACCGGCCAGCCCTATGCCTGGCCGGACGAGGGGCTCGCGGATCTCGACATCGGGAGCCTGCCCGAAATCGATGCCGCACAGGCGGCGGCGTTCCTCGACGAGGCGCTGGCGCTGATCCCGCCCGAGCTACGCCCCAGAAGCCTTGGGGGGAACGGGGCGAGCGGGACCGGAGCGACATGCCTGCCGGGGCATGCGCAGGCAGGCACGCTGGCCGCGATCCGCAGCGCGCTCGCCTGGCTGCCCAACGCCGAGCTCGACTACGACAGCTGGGTGCGTATCGGCATGGCGCTGAAGGGCGCGCTTGGCGATGGGGGTGCTGCGCTCTTCGCCGACTGGTCGGCGCAGGCGGCCAAGAACGATCCGGCCGCGACGGCGAAGGCGTGGGCGAGCTTCAGGCCCGCGCGGATCGGCGCCGGCACGATCTATCACCTCGCCATGGAGAAGGGGTGGCGCCCCGACCCCGACCTGCTGCTCGACGGCAGTCAGCAGGCTTGTGCTGGCGACGCGCATCCCGCGGCGGGCCTCCTCGCGCGGCTCGCCCAGCCCGAAGCCCCGATGCCGATCCTCCCGCCCGCGCCGTCGTTCACGCTGACAATCCCGGGCGGGCTCGTGGGCGATCTCGCGCGCTACATGATCGACACCGCGCGGAGACCGCAGCCGCTTCTGGCCGTGGGCGCCAGCCTCTGCGCCCTCGGCGCGCTGATGGGGCGGCGCTACCGCACGACGACCGACCTGCGTACGAACCTCTACATCGTCGGCATCGCGGACAGCGGCTCGGGCAAGAACCACGCCCGCGAGGTCGTCAACGAGCTCTTCTTCGCGGCTGGGCTGGCGCACCACCTCGGCGGCAACAAGATCGCCTCGGGCGCGGGGCTCCTGACCGCGCTCCACCGTCAGTCCGCGATCCTGTTCCAGATCGACGAGTTCGGCATGTTCCTCTCGGCGGCGGCCGACCGGAAGCGCAGCCCGCGCCACATCACCGAGATCCTCGACAACATGACCGAGCTTTACACCGCTGCCAGCGGGGTCTTTCTCGGCGCGGAATACGCCAACCGGGACGGCTCGAACGAGCGGCGCGACATCGTCCAGCCCTGCCTCTGCGTCTACGGCACGACCACGCCGCTGCATTTCTGGGGGGCGCTGCAGGGCGCCAATGTCGTGGACGGCTCGCTCGCCCGGTTCATCATCCTGCCGAGCGAGGAGGACTATCCGGACGAGAACCGCCGTGCCGGGCTGCGCACGTTGCCGCGACCGCTGATCGAGGGGCTGCAGCGGCTCGCCGAAGGCGGCGGCCGGGCGAGCGGCAACCTGGCCGGCAAGACCTCCGGACCCGAGACCGCCGTCGATCCCATGACCGTGCCGATGGACGGCGACGCGCAGGCGCGCTTCGACGCGCTTGGGGAAGAGATCACCGCCGAGCTCAGGGCCGCGGCGGGCACGTTCCACACCCCGATCCTCGCCCGGATCGCGGAGAACGCGGCCAAGGTCGCGCTCGTCCTGGCCGTGGGGCGGGATGCGGTCCATCCCGTCATCCGGCTCGAGGAGGCCGTCTGGGCCATCGATTTCGTGCGCCACTTCGCCCGGCGCACCATCGACGCCGTCGAGCGCCATGTCGCCGACACCGAGACCGAGGCGCATCTGAAACGCCTGCGCGAGATCATCCGCAAGGCCGGTTCGGCAGGGTTGACGAAGTCCGAACTCACCCGTGCCTCGCAATGGCTTCGGGCGCGCGACCGTGACGACATCCTGCTCACGCTGGTCGAGAGCGGCGACATCGTCACGGTCGAGCAGGAGACCGGAGGGCGGAAGGCCATGCGCTTCCGGGCGCTGCGGTGAGGTGCCTGTGCAATGCTTCCTTCAACGGCCCCCATCCTTCATTTGAAGGAAGTTCCCGGCCAAGCCTCTGTCCCGCAACGAAAATTCGGTGCGGGGGACTTCTTTCAATATTTCACGCAGAGACCCTCGCGCCCGTGGGTGGGAGGGGGTGCCAGACACATACCCCATGAAGAAACTGAAATATTGAAAGAAGAGATTTATCCTCATTCTGCCAATGGCTTGCGGCCCCACTTCCTTCAAGCGGGCTGGGTGAAGCCATTGAAGGAAGCGCCGGGCGCTCCCGGCATCGACAACGTGATCCTGACCAGACCTCGCGATCCCGGCCCGGGCGCGCGTGCTGCCTTCACGAAGCAGCCGTGCCGCCCCGGCCTCTCAATCGAAAAGGAGGTCGTCATGGACCGCTCCCCATACATCGCTCCGGCGCCTGCCACGGCTGCCGGCACTCTCGACCGCTGCATTCTCGCGCTGGATCTCGGCACCAGCACCGGCTGGGCGTTGCGCGCCCCGGACGGGCTGATCACCAGCGGGACCGCGAGCTTCAGGCCCGGCCGCTATGATGGCGGCGGCATGCGCTATCTGCGCTTCACGAACTGGCTCACCGAGATCGACCGCCTGTCGGGGCCGGTCGCCGCGATCTGGTTCGAGGAAGTGCGCCGCCACGCCGGAACCGATGCGGCCCATGTCTATGGCGGGCTCATGGCCACGCTGACCGCCTGGGCGGAACTACGGGGCGTGCCCTATGCCGGCGTTCCGGTCGGCACGATCAAACGCTTCGCCACGGGCAAGGGCAACGCCAGCAAGGATGCAGTGCTCGCCGCGATGCGCCAGCGCGGGTTCCAACCCGCCGACGACAACGAGGCCGACGCGATTGCGATCCTACTCTGGGCGATGGAGACCC